TGAAGTTGTCCTAAGATTTTGTTAAATATAACTTAATTTAACACAATCATGATTATGGGACTTTTCACCGCATAGGAGGCACTATGTGGCGATTTGTTGCGACAGAATTGGCTAAGCCAATCATACGCCGAATGGGATCAATGATCGCGGGCGGTTTGATTGGTGCAGGTATTATAGAAGATCAAGCCGTCCAAGTCGAGCAGTTATTGACAGCTTTGCTGCTTTTAACAGTCGATTTGGTCGTTAGCCATGTGGATCGATCCAATGGATCGTGAGTTAGCAAAGCAATATGTCGCCCTGCCCTCAAAGCACGGCCCTCGTGCTGAACAGTGGGCAGATGTTGTGCTTAAGTATTTGTTCGCAAACGTGTTTACGGTCGAACAGTTGAAACAACGGATAAACGAGGAGGAAGCGTATGCGCAAGGTCGTCGGTGATATTTTGTTGGGCGCGCTTATGGGCGCAGCGATGTCAATCGCTTTGTATTTGAATTACATTATTGAGGCGCTTTTTTAATGGGTTTGTTTAGCGGCATCGCCAAAGTCGTAAAAGGCGCTGTTACAGGGTTTAATCCTGTTGGAATGTTGGCAAGCGCAGCTGTTGAAGCGCTTGTGCGTAAGCAGCGGACAAAACAACAAAATAAAGCAATCGAAGTGGCAAACGCTACAGCGTTGGAACGTGAATCAACTCAGTTTGAGCGATTGCGTGATAGCGCTGTTCGAGCGGGTTTTAATCCGCTGACGGCGCTTAGAAGCGGAATGTTTCAGCAAGCAAATTTATTTGTTAAAGAAGCTGACACGTTTCGCGCTGACTTGTTTGGCGGATTGGCAAACGCAGCTTTGGCATTTCCGCAAGCACGTTTGGACGCTGAAATGCGCGATTTAGAGCGCAGAGAGCGTGAAGCTAATATTTTGTATACTGGCGCATTAGCGGCTGAACGGATGAACGATTTTACTCGTCCAGTGGGTCGGATTCCTGAGCCATTTGATCCGATTAATGTAACAAATTTGGCAGGCGAAAGGCTTACCATTCCTTATGGGGTAGCTGTTCGACTTAATATACCTGTTGACGGTACTGGCGTCCTTATAACCGAAGATTTCGAAGGAATGTTTGGTGAAATAGGTGGTGAAATTGCTGGTGTTGGCGCTCTGGGCGACACAGGATTTGGCAATTCAGTAATCCAAAAAGGTTCAGTTGAGGGCGGCTACGTCCGCAACGGTTTTTATGTCGGCGCGAATTAATGAGATGCAAACGTTGCAAACAAATCCGCGCAATAGTGCGCAGGATAATTAAACGGAGGAAATAACGTGCGTTTAACAGAAACAATTCCGGCTGAGGCGCTTAAGCTTAAGCGCTCAATCCGCAAGGATCGGGGTCGTGTGCTGACCTCGGGCGATGCAGGCAAGATTTTGCCGTTGAAGTATATTCCAATGTTACGCGAAGACGCTGTTCAGCGTGGTCGTGTGCGCATTAATGTAGAAATGATGGAAACGGCAGAATTGTTGATGAATCAAACAAATCTGAACGTGTACGCTCATTATGTGCCAATGTTGGCTTTCGACCGATTTAATGGTTCGATGGAAGAATTGAACCGGTCGTATAAAGGTGAGGCAGGCATTGGCGGAAGCGTTGTGCCTTTTTTTGAAACAAACAAGCGTTATGTTGCAAGTTCACAAACAGTGGACGATGACGATACAAGTGCTGCGGGATGGGATACTGTAGATTTAGCAGATCCAGACCCGTACACATTTTATCAAACTATGGGTATGCATTTTGCAGCCGATGAATTGAATATGACGGTGGTTGAAGCGTATAACGCTATTGTTAATCATCGTCGCAAAGCACGGTCAAAGTCATTGCCGTTGCGCAATGCTTATGACCATTCATTGGCTGAGGCGTTTTGGAATAATCAGGGCATGAATCATATTGTACCTGATTTTGATCAGTTGTTGATTGACGGTGAGGTTAGTTTAACTGGTTTGGCCTTTAAGGCGCCACTTATTTCCCGCACCTATAATGATTATCCCGCTAACTATAATTTCCCAGCGGCAGCTCTTAATTATGTACCAACACAAATCACTTCTGGTGATAAAACGGTTACTCCTTCTGGTTCAGAGTTGCCGTCTGTGTATGAGTGGGATCAAATTTGGGCTGAATTGACCGCAGGTGGCGCTAATGTTGCTATGTCGCTTGCTGATATTGAATTGGCTAAAAAGACCGCAGCTTTTGCTAAAATACGCGCAGCGTATGATGGTATTGACGACGAACATATTATTGATTTGCTGATGGAGGGTATTCGTGTACCTGAAGAAGCAATGACGCAACCGATTTTGTTGGGTCGTCAGACAGTACCATTTGGTTATGCACAGCGTTACGCGACTGATGCGGCTAATTTGGATACTAGCGCAACAAATGGTTTTGCTCAGGTTGATATGACAATCCGTACACCGCAGATGAATACAGGCGGTGTGATTATGATTACGGCAGAGATTGTTCCTGAGCAGTTGTGGGAACGCAAGAAAGACTATTTCTTGTACACAACGTCACCTGATCAATTGCCAAATGCATTAAATGATTTTTTGGACCCCGAAAAAGTCTCGGTTGTTAAGAACGATCATTTGGATGTTAATCATGCTACACCAAACGCGACATTTGGTTATGCACCGCTGAACCATGAATATATGCGCGATATGGTAAATGTAGGCGGTAAGTATTACCGTCCTGCTAATGATGCATTTGATGAAGATCGTGCAAAGATTTGGACGGTTGAAACAACCGATCCAACCCTGAGCGACGATTTCTATTTATGCTCAGGTTTGCACAAAAAAGTGTTTGCAGATCAGGTAAGCGACAGTTTCGAAATTATGTGTATTTCGGATTTGGATATTAGCGGTTTGACTGTATTCGGCGACCGTTTGGTCGAAGCCGATGCAACATCTGACTATGAAGCAATTCAGGCAGATGTTCAGGAAACACGTATCACAAAATAACGGTTTTGGGGGCGGCCCTCCCCCGCCCCCAAATTTTTCAACGGAGTGTAAAAAATGAAAACCTTCAAAAATGGTCCATTGGCCCAATGGAAAAAAGTAAAAGCGGGCGATGTGATTTCGTTTGAAAGCACAAAAGCCAGGCATGTTCGGTTTGAGGTCGTTGCAAATAGCCCAATTGAAGTTTGGGCGGGACACAAAGACGATGCGTCTGATTTTGGGTTGGTTGGCGCGACTGCTGACAAGTGCCGTGTTGAATACACGGCTGTTGGCACATCGTATGCGATGATTAAAGCCGAAAAAAACAGCTCGGTATATGTCAACTTGCCTGATGTCGATCAGCGAGTTGCACCAAGCGAAAAAGATAGCCACGTGTCAATCGAACCTCGTGTTCGTAACAATGACGAATTTGCAAAAATGATGCATTTCGTCAAATTGAATGAGCGTCGTCGTGACGAGCAGTTGGCTGAGGAACGTGCGGCGTTGGCTGCGTTGCGGGCAGAATTGGCCGCTCAAGCCACAAAGGAGGTTGTAAGCGATGCTAAAGCAGATACTGCGGCTGAGCCCGCAGCTGAAGCTGTGCAAGCTCCTGAGGCCACGTGAGCGTTATAGTGAGGCGTCTTATGCTTTGGTTAATAAGAAGGCGTTTAACACGGTTTCTTATAGAAGGCGTACGACGGAAATAGATTGGGAAAGAGTTCATCCAGAAATTAAAGAGTTCTGGATTGGATTTCACAGGGAGTGCGTCAAGCGCAATATCCCTGTGATCCCAACTGAATTTTATCGCACACCTGAGCGTCAACAGGAGTTGTACGTGCAAGGTTTCTCTAAGGCCCAAAAAGGCCAATCCCCGCATCAGTGGGGATGTGCGGTAGATATTGTCCACGCTGTTAAAGCGTGGGACCTCACAAAAAGCCAGTGGGATGTCATGGGCGCGATTGGCAAGGAAGTTGCCAGAAAGCGCGAAATTAAAATGACATGGGGCGGTGATTGGAAATTTTACGATCCCGCTCACTGGCAGCTATATCGATGGGAACAGAGAATATAGCTAAAACAAGGGCTTACCCCCTTAATCAATATATAATGGTGGGGGTAAGCCCGCCACACGTGCACAACCCTTGTTTATTTATGCACTTACTGACACCAACAACCTGACAGGCAAAAATAATGTGTATGGAACCTGTATTTTTTGGCTCTGGAAAGGTCGTTGCGTGTCGTAAGTGTAAGCGATGCAAGTGGAACCGTATTAACGATTACGTTGGACGATGCATCGCTGAAAGTAAGTATGCGAGAGCAACTTACGCGGTTACGTTGACGTATGAC